TACCTACCAGTTTGTAACCCTCTGGCACAATCCAAACATCCCTGCACTCTCTGCCGTAAGGTGAGTACACCGCAGGAATTTGACCCATGTTCGGACTACTATGTGTCATGCGGCCCGTCACTGCACCATTGGAATTAACATACCCATGTACCCGCCCGTTATCCTGAACAGCCTCCAACCAACTCTGTACCTGTGCCACACGCTTCTGTATCATAAGATACTCAGCAATCAACGCGGCCTCTGGTATTCCCTTCACTGTACTTAGTACTGCCTCATCAACGATGGCCTGTCCTGTCTCAGTGAACTTGGTCGGCTTCCACCCGTAATACTGTAGGTGTTTACCTATCTGCTGTCGTGACCCTAGATTGAACACAGGGAAGTCTATGCGGCTAAAAGGTGCTACTGCTATCTGCCATTGTTCCCCTAGGAACTTTAGTCCCACAACAGAGAGCGTACCGTCCTTTTTAACTTTCGGGGTAATCTCTTTGATAAATGTCGGTAGCGGTTTGAAAACCTGATGTACTTCGTCTTCCAGTTCATTCTTCTTCTCCTTTAATCTAGCTAATAAGTTGTATGACTTCTCTTGATCTAAGAGCCATCCTGTTTTGATTTGCTTGCTAATAATATGCTGTACTTGATGCTCGAGGTCAATGCTTTCAGGCTTAAAATCCTTAAGCTGTAAAAGTAATCTCTCGTACACCAACGTATTAACCCTAACATCCTGTATGCAATACTCCAACATATCAAACGAAAATACATCCCAAACATTGTGATCCCCTTTGGGGCAATTGAGTATAGTCCCCCAGTTATCTAAAGAATGACCGCCCTCTCTTGAGGGGTTTGCTAAACGAGACATTACCAGTGTGTCAGTTATTTTACACTTGCTAAAGTCAACATCTAATAGTCTTTCCAGTACAGGTATGTCGTACCCTATAAGGTTATGACCAATCAATTCGCACTCGTCCTGCTTTTGTAACCAAGGTATAAAATCTTTAAGTCTGTCACCTGACCAAGTTAGGGAGCTATCCTGTCCGATCTCTCGTACAACAATACACCACACAGTATCAGGAGTAAGGCCATTGGCTTCAATATCAAGTACAAACTTTCTCATTAAAATTCAGACTCCTCACCCATTGGACAGCTAGTCTCTAACATACGTCCTGAGTCCTTGTCATAGTAAAGGTAACAAGCAGGGCCAGTGAGTCCAACAAACCGATTCTTGAGTACACGAACAGTTGTAGTGTTCCGTGTCTCAGGGTCTTTGTGTTGCTGATCTCGCTCTAGGCCAATAACAATGTCGCTAAGTTGCGCGATTGCCGCTGATCCTCTAAGTTCTCCCAAGCTAATCTTACCGCCATCTTCATGTGCCTTTGAGCCGCTAGGTCTACGCAGGTGTGATACTAAGAATAGCCCTACACCTGTCTCTTGTACTAGCTTTCTAAGGTTAGTCATAATGCTGTCGATAGCTTTACGCTCGTCACCGTTCTCCTGATCACTGACCACGATGCTGAGGTGATCCAAGATGATCCACTTGCAGTCCAAGCCTTTAGCCATGTAACGTATGCGGCCTAACAGGTTGTCCTCGCTCGTAGAACCCCAGTGATCAAACATATAGATACGTCCTGAGCCTAACGTCCTGTCCCAATAGCCCTTCTTCTCTTCCTTACTGACGGTCTTGTCTAGGTGTAACTGCTTGTTAGCCTCTATGGACATGATGCCTAACGCTGTCTTGGGAATGTCCTCCTCTAACGCTAGGATACCAATGTTGTCATCAGTAGCCCCTAGTAGATAATGCTCTAGCTCTCTGACTATCTGAGACTTACCCATGCCTGAGCCTGACGTAATAGTGACAAGCTCTTTCCTACGGAAGCCGTGGGTCATCTCATTGAGACATCCCCAAGGGTACAGGATGGACTTAACATCAGCCTGTTCCATGATCATGTCCCAAGTATCACTGCCTGACACAATGCCGTCGGGTTGGTACGTCTTAGCGTTCCACCACTCTTTGACAAAGCTCTGCACTTTATTAGCCTTGAGCATATCCCCTGCGTCCTTCATGGGCAAGGTGACATTCTTGGCCTTGTTGGGGGTGAATAAATCAAGGACTGACTTGGCCGCCTCTTGTCCTGCCTTGTCATTGTCAAAGCATATTACAACATTATCAAAGGATTCTAACCACTCAAGGTTTTCTTTAATGTCCTTTGATGCTCCGCTTGCGCCACTTCTAATGGAGACAACGGGCCATTTCCCGTCGAACATTTCGTGAACTGCAAGTGCGTCTGCCTCGCCCTCTGTGATCGTAACGTACTTACCGCCACCCTTGAAAGCTTGTTGCCCGAACAACCCAACATTGCCAAACTCCCCTGTCGCATAAAAACTCTTGTTGTCCACAATACGAACCTTAGTGCCCGTAGGCGTACCTGAGTCCCTGTCATGGTATGGATAATGGTGCTTGACAATTTGCCCCTGTGCGCTGTACTCAACCGTAACACCATACTTCTGTGCTATTGATTGACTGATACGTCTGTCAGGGATTGCCGCAACTACTCCTGTCATTTCTAATGACCTCGCTCTACTTGGTGTTACATTTATAACCTGACCCGTACCTCTCTCGTAGTGGTCACAACCGCCTGTAAAACAAACGGCGTGACCATCGGAGTACCTCGCTAGGTTGTCCTGTGAGCCACACGCAGGGCATGGCTCATGTTTAACAAAAGTGGATGACACTACTAAAACTCCCCTCCGCTAGTGTCTTCCGCTACCTCTAAGACCTTGATCTTATTCAGATAGGTTGAGACACCATGTACAGGATGCTCTTGCCCCTCAGCGTATAACACACGCACCTTAGACCCTCGACCTATTCGACCCTTGAAGGGTGAACCCTCAGCGTCCAAGACAGGCACATCATACTTGGTGCTAAACTTGCGCTGTTTGACACCTTCATACTCTCGCATCTTGACACCCTTGGACGAGAGATCATCCGCGGTGGTATCATCTAAAGACAAGACAACAGAGAATTTACCAGTTGATTGGCCCTGATACATTTCATGCTCATCAAGATTCTCAAACGCTAATAAACCTTCTAATACTGACATAATTACTTCCTTCTCTTGTGGTTATGATCCATACCTTAGGATCGTTTGGTTAATACTATAATTATATATTAAATATTTTCCTTTAATACATAAGTATAGTATAACATGAATTAGGGCATAACCTCAATCATTTAAAGTTATACCCACTATTCATATAATAAATACTATTTTCCTGTTATGTAAAAACTAAAGTCACAGTCTTCGCCAAAGGTAATATATTTTTGTTCGGTCTTAATAATTTCATTAAGGACATAGCCGTGTTCTGGATGCTTCTTAACTTGACCGTTTTTGTATTTCTGTGGGCCATAAGTTCGCTCAAGGTAAGCAATAGACGGGTACTCTTCTAGTTGGTCGTTTATGTCTATCTCAAAGCTGTGGTTTTTTTTGATGTAATCTTCTATAGCTTCTAATACTTCGTATTGCATTAATTTAATTTCCATCAGTTTATCTCCAAGTCTGCTAAAAATTCAAACGGGTTGTCTATACTTTCAAGAATGATCTGCATAGGACTGTCCCCTCTTAACGCCTCTGTGGATGCACTAAGGCAGTTTGAACACAACTCCGAAAAGTCCCCCGTTATTCTATCAATACGCTTAAGCTCGTATTCATTCATAATAACGTCACACGCTTTGCATCTACTCATGCTGTCACCTCTTCCAAGTCGTCGTCGTCCAAACCTTCTGCAAGGTAGGAGCAGTCGTAATCAGTGGCGGAATAAAGTTGTACGTTGCCCTTGTTATCTGTCAAGGCTTCACCATCTTCGCCTACTTTGTAGAATGTAATTTCCCATACTGCTATTGAATGTCTCATTTGAACACCTCTTTATATTTTGCTGACATATTCTCATATGAATTATTATAGTACTCGTCCGTCATTTGCTTGGTCACTCTCGCCATTAGCTCAGAGAGAGGCATACAGTACACTTGGTACTCTATTAGCTCGTTGACCATGTTTGCGTAAACAGGCTCTATCCACTCACTAGGCTCGTATTCGTAGCCTATTAAATCCTCTTTTATTTTACTCATTATAGTCTAGCTCCTCAGTAGTGTAGACATAACCAAAAGTAATGGTTAGTAATGGCAATAGTATCACAGTACCGTTAAAAGGTAAAGCCGTTACCTCCTCAGTTTTTGAATTATAAACCCATACAGGACGACTGTCTGCAAATTCTATGTCCAACCCCGTACCGTTGCGGTATTCAATATTCAGCGTGTTTTTACCTATCTGCCAACTAAACATTGTCCACCTCCGTTAACATTGCTTTAGCTTTGAGGGACGCAATGGCCGCGTCAATCTCCCATTTCTGCATTGGTTCATACTCGTATGCATCGGGCAACTCTTGTGTGTCGTGTAGATCGTCACCGTGTAACCAATCCCGTGCATCGTCATTCCAGTTATTCATAAATCACCTCAAATATTACAATAGCTTAAATTAAATCTGACTTGAACATGTACATAGCCGTCAGGGTAATTAGCATAAACGCTTCGCATTCCTTCCGCTATGTCTAATATTCTTTTGACAAACTCATCGCTCAAGTCTAAATCATTATGGAAAGCAAGTCTAGCAATTTGTTTGGTATCATCCTCAATTAGGAATGCATCAAAATATACTAGTATTTCCGCATCGTTACTAGTTGGATCATCACCACCTAGCACTGCCGGTAAATCTTTTGACCATTTAGCACTCATAAGTCACCCCCAAGCACAACAACTGCCATTGTATACACTATAAGGGCTATTACAGCCGTTCCAACGCTTAAGAGTCCCCACCCTACCACATCGACTATAAACGTCTTACGTGCGTCTCTGTGGGCTTCTCGCTTATCCATCAATATCTTTGCTTTATTCATTTTTTATTCCTTTTGTCGTGTTTTTCCTGAATTATTTTCTCTGACTCCCATACTGCGTAGAGTCCAGAAGCTATTAATAGTATACTCATTACTGCCATGGTTCAACCCCGCCTATGATTTAAATAGCGGCCAATACGGATGACCTTGTGTGCTTTATCTACTGGCATTCCGTAGTATTCCGCAAAGCGTTCAACGGTCAAAAAGTTATTGAACCAATCAAGGTACAATGCTTCTATTTTGTTTTTCATGCTGTCACCTATTGTTTATCATTAAATGCTGATTTAACTGCAAATATGTATTGGTCGGACGCGCATACCGTAGCACCATTAGACAGTACACAAATATCATAGGGTTTTATTGTAACGACCTGCAACCAAGCGTCATCACAACCACCATAATTATTATGTAACTGTACAAAATCACCCTCAAATATAATCATATTATCCCCCTATTGCTATTATATCATTAAATTCTAGCACGTTAGCACTAGTCACAAAGAACGAATCAGACCGTAGATTGTCGTTAGCACGTTCCTTTTTATTGCTACCTTTGCGCGTCAATGTTCCGACCACGTTGTCGTCTAGGTGGCGTAGGTCTGTAGTATCGAATGACTTTAGGTCATGGCGTAACTGTAGCCCATCATCCGCTAAACCTTTGGTATTGTACGCCATCGCTATGCGATACTTTGCGCTTACCGCTTTGCGTAAGGCCGCTTTGCTTTGAGTACTAAACATACTACCGCTAAACGTGAGATCAAAGTTCGGCAGTGTGTTTTTGCGTACCCTACTTAGGACTTTGCTATAGTCATAAAACATAGAGTTGGGACGCTGTACCATGATATCAGAAAAATCTATATCACTAGTGCCATTCAATCTAAACAGTGCAGGGATGCCCGTTTTTAACGCCTTACGCTCCGCTTTATCTATTTCAGATAGCAGGGTAGCTCTAAAGTATAAAGGCCGTAAGATCATCAATATGGTACGTTTGGTGGCGGCATC